CAACGGCATTTTGTGGATTAGGTATTTCAGAACGTAATTGTAAATTAGCGTTTCTTAATGATTGACCAACGGTATTAACACCAACATGATATCCTGCTGTTAAATAATTTTGGTCACCTACATTACCTCCTCCGGATGGATTAATACTTGCCCATTTGCTGTCAGCAGCGTCTTTGGGTAATAAATCATCGGCGGTTAATCTATCACGAGGATAGCATGCTTGCATGCTATCAGAAGATTCTTCTTGCCCATCATATGAAGCATATGGTCCGTCACCACTAACAGATTGCATAGATACATTGGTTTCTTTTTCAGGTTCTGAGTTTTGTTTAAATACTTCATTGCCACTTGGTTCAGAAGCACTATAATTACCTATACCTGAAGAAGCCATTGATGGTTCGCGCTGCATATTGTCTACATCAGCAACTGAACCACCTTGGCTATTTGCGAATCTTTCATAATAAAATGGTTCAGGAACATTTCCACTTATTCCACCTTCCCCCATTTTGTTCATTTGCATTGAACGAGAATTATTACATTTGGAGTTATAGGTTAATAATAATAATAGAGATAAAAGCAATAAAATTGCTATTGAAAACGATATTACTACACTTTTATTAGCACCCATATTTATACTATATATATCTATCTATTATTTACAATAGATTATATTTAAAATATTTTATAATAATCTAATTATTTTTTCTTCTTGTATTATTAATAACTCATTAATATTATTTAAAAGGTTATTTGCTTCTTTTGTATTTCCGAGTTCTTTAATATCCTTAAATTTATCTTTAATATTTTTATAATCCTCTTGATATTCTTCAATTAAAGCATTATATTTGCTTATTTTAGACTTAGTATTTTTACCTAATAATCTTACTCTATCATCAATCTTATCGATTATATCATCTATACAAAACCACTCACTAGCATCATTTTGAATATCTGTTATATCCAAAGATTTTATAAGCCATTTATTAGAAGTATATTCGCTATAAAAATATAATCCTATATATTCAATTGTTAAATTAATAATGCATTTTTTATAATTATTATTTTCTTTAAGCATGGTTACAACATTATCAATATCATTTATATTAAGATTATTATAAAAAATATTATTAAACTCTTTATTTGTTATTATTACATTTATTGTTTTTGTTTGATCACAGAAACTCTTTGTATATAACTCATCTACATCACTTTTTTTAAAACTTTTACCGAACCATTTATTAGATTCTTTTAATATTTCATCTGCGATATCATTATCTATTTTAATTAAATCATTAATAGTATCGTTATTTGTTTCATTTGATATAAATAATGTTAAACTATATCCTTTGCCATTTAATAATTTTTTTATACCTTTAATTTTAACATCAGTAATTGAAAGTTTTATAGAGTCTTTTGATAAAGATATAAATTTATTATCCTTTTTATATGGAGTTTTTAACATCACTTACTTCTCTTTATAAATAATCTTAATACTTTTTTATATTAATATTTTACAAACAAAAAAATAATTAACTAATTTTATATGGAATACTATTAATAATAGTAGCTTTGGGTTTGGTTGTCATAAACATATCAGTGGGAGAAAATGGTATTAATGCATTTTCTAAAATATATTTAAACATATCTTTTGGTGTTTCATTAACTTTAATATTTTCCCGATAAATATTCATTAATATTTGTTCTATATCTAGTACTTTTTTTTCACATTTTTTTGTTGGAACATCATAATATTTACCCCAACCATACGCTTTTGTTAAAAAAGCATTAATTATGCGAGCATAATCACGTATAATTAATTTACTATTTTTTTTTAGTTGAACAGGAGTTTTAATACCTTTGGATAACCCAAAATCATATATCATCATATTATATCCACATGCTTTTAAATAGTATTTTTTTCCATCAAATTCATATTCATAATATCCTTTTTCATTATTCATTTGATATAAAAAATTACCATAATGAGCATCATTATGAACATACCCTACTAAGTTTTGAAATGTTCCAATTGATATAAATACTTGAAATAATAAATTACACATTAAATTCATATTACCAGCAATATCTCTTTTGGCAACTAATGTTTTTAAGTCACCATGAGCTAATTCATTGATGGATACTAATTTTAATTTACTAGGCATTATAATTTTACTACCTTTATAATTTATTAGCGAATCTCTTTTACAAATTGCATGTTTATAAACAGCAGCAAAATGTTTAGTTTTCTTAGTTAGTAATAATTTATCAGTAATTTCTCTCATCAATTTAATTTCTTGCAAATTGTCTTTTGTAGGAGCCATAACTTTTGATACAATAGAAAACCCCCCTAAACTTTCCTTGATGCTTGATAAATATATTGCTCCATAAGCACTTTCAGTACCTATTTTTTTTACTAAATCAATAACATTTTTAATAGTATATCCGAGTTTACCATCTTTGAATATCTTTGTATCTAAACAATCATTTTTATTTATGCTATTTAAACGTGTTTGTAAATATTTAGAAAATTTAACACGATTATTAAGTGTAAATTTATTAGTAATTAACTTATTTTTAAGAAATCTTTGTATACGTTTGGCTTTTGAATTTTTTTTTGATATTGAGTTTCTGGATACTTCTACAAACGCAGGAGTTTTAGATTCTGCTTTAACAACATCATTTATAAAAACCTTTTTTGATATACTCTTAGGTTTTTTAGAGATGCTTTTAAGAATTTTAATTTTATTGGGTTCTTTTTTAACATCATTCTTCTTTTTGGGTTCCTTTTTGACCTCATTTTTTACTTTTACAGCAGGTTTTCCCTGTATTTTCAAGACTTTTTCGTGGTCAACAGAACCTTTTCTTGGAAAACACCATTTACTTTTGCCTTGATTATATATTTTTAATGCGTCGGTATATTTCATTGTATTTGCTACTATATTAATAGGTAATTATTTATTAATATAATTATGTCATCTTTTAAAAAAAATGATGAAGATAGTATTGATAATGAAAATAATATAATTGATATTTTAGTTGAATATGTAAAAGATGAACTATTAAAATCAAATATTAGATATGAAATTGTTAAACCTATATTAATTTACTTACTTTATTATTTGATACCATTTATTCTGTTTATTATATTATTAAATTTTATATCAACAATAATAGCAATATGTATTGTATTTAAATATTTATTATAAAATAGAATGATAAATAAAATATCAGGTGGTACAAATATATCACCATTAATATCATCTATGATTTTACTTAGTACTAGATTATCAATGGATAAAGGAAAACTAATGACGGATAGCGTAAAATTATCTACAAGAGCTCCAAAAAAAATATTATTAAAAACGGTAAATATATTAACTTATAAAAAGCCACATGTAAAACCAGAACCAGTCAAAAAGGTCAAAAATGTTAAATCTACTAAAAAAAGTAAACCTAATAAGGAAAAAACAAATGTTAATGTTAAATCAAAAAAATCAGTAAAAAAAAATAAATCTAAAAAAATGAAAGGTGGTGGTAAACAAGATTTTTTTGAATAATTAATATTCCATACCCTTATTTTTGTTAATATTAATAATAGACTCGCTAATTAATTTATTGTAATTAGTTTCTTTATTTTCATTATTAATAATAAACCATCCTCGTTTATATAAACAAGCATTTGTTTCAAAAGGTTCACGTTCAATAGTATATAATAACCCTTTATTAAATATAACAATATTATCTGTTTGCATTTTTATTACATAATAAGTGCGAAATTTTATATCATTTTTTAATAATTTAATAATTAAAAATGGATGAAGAAATTGTTGAAGAATTTCGCGAATTATTTAATTTTGATAAAGCCAAAAAAAATGTTATTTTAAATAAAATAATAACAGATAATATAATAACTGGTGATAAAATAGATATATCTGATGATGTTTATAAGGATACTGGAATACAAGAATGGGCTTCAAAAATACCTACATTGGAAGGTAGTAAATTGTTAATAAAAAAATTAATTAAAAATCCAATAAATGATAGAGAATTATTAATATATAGGCAAAAATCTTTTGTAGATTATGATATTGATATTGAAATATTAAAGGATTATGAAGATGATATATTATGGATATATAAAATATCGGATGAGATTAGTGATAATTCTTCAATAGAAATATTATTTCCATCATCTTTCATATTAAGTTATATTAATTATTTTGAATATCTATTGGATACTTATCATATGTACAAAATATATTTTATACCAATTACATCTATATTATATCCTGTGACTACTTTTTTGGCACCATATTTCTATTTAAATAATTATATGAAAATGAATATAAGTTTTTCAAGTTATATTAATACTATTTATTATATAATTTCAGTATTACTAAAAACATCGGGAAATTTCCGGCAAGATTTAACTAAGTTTGTAACACTATTTTTATATGTAGGTATTTATCTTTATAATATGTATCAAACATATGAAATAGCAGTATTTTTATATAATACCAAAGAAAAATTACATGATAAGATGGAAGGATTGGTTAAATTCGTTAAGCATTCCCTCAATATAACAAAAAATGTATCTAAAAATGTATTAGATGCTTTTTTTACAATAGAAAAAAACTTTGATCATCTTGATATTAATAATAGTATGACAGATATTTACAAAATATGGAAAGATAAACAGCTAAAAAATAAAGTATCCGCTTTATTAAAAACAATATATGGTATTGACGTATTATATTCTATCAATAATTTACTTTTGAAAGAAGATTGGTCTGTACCATATTATAATGATACTGAAACAATCCTATGGAGTGCAAAAAATCCAGTATTAAGCGAAGAGCAAGTAAGTAATCCAATAAACTTAGATAGAAATATAATTGTTACTGGGCCAAACGCTGGTGGTAAAACTACTTATGTAAAAACAATTTTATCAAATGTCATATTAAGTCAGACATTTGGTATAACATATAGTTTGAAATCTAAAATGATATTATATGATACAATAAATTCATTTATGAGAGTATCAGATGAATTAGGTAATAAATCATATTTTGAAGCAGAAGCTGAATATTGTTTAAATATGATAAATAAAGCTAATGAAATTAGTAAATATAATAAAAGGGGGTTATTTTTAATGGATGAACCTATGCATTCTACGCCACCAACAGAAGGAATGGCAACAGCATACGCGGTTATTGAATATTTAAGTAAAATGTCTGGTATATCCCTAATCATTACCACACATTTCCATAAACTAATAAAATTAGAAGAATTATATCCAGATAAATTTATTAATATCTCGGTTGACGCTATTCCACAGGATAATAAATATTACTTTCCTTATAAAATTAATAAAGGTCATTCATATTTATGTATTGCGATTGAATTGTTAGATATTAAAGATTTCCCAAAAGAAATAATAGATAATGCGATTAAAATGAAAAACAAAATATGTTATAATTTTAATAAATAATGTATAGTTTCTTATTTAATCAAACTTATATCAGCATTTTTGTTATTGCTTTACTTATGTTTTTAATAATGTTTTTATGGCGAAAATTAACTATATTAGAAGGTAATTATTTTTTACTTGAAAAACGTGTTAATATTATTAAAAAAGAAGATAGAACTGAACAATTATCTAAAAATCTAGAAAATTCTGATGCTGTTATGAAAGAAGTTTTTAAAAATAATATAAAAAGAACTTCTTGTAATATTGATGATATCGTGTGCAATATTCCTAAGGACATTAATGCGGAAGAGTATATTATGGAGGATATTGAGAATAATATTGATATAACAATTGTAGATGTTGAAGATGCTAATAGTAGCAAGGGGTCTGTAAATATAGTTAAAGAAATTGTTGAAGATGATATTATTAATGAACAAGAACTTGTATCACATATTGAAGATATAACAGGTACAGGTTGTACATTAGAAACAGCTGATACTAATGATAATGCTTCAACAACTTCGGAAATAACTTTTAATAGTGAAGACGATAAAACACTAAGTAAAAAATTTAAAGCTATGAATATGGAAAAGTTACGTGAAGAATGTAAAAACAATTCATTAAGTACAGAAGGAACTAAATCAACATTAATAGCTCGTATTATTGATAATATAAAAAAACAAAAATAAAAAATATTGTATTTCAATAGATAATTATAATAATAATGAGTTTTCATTCTACAACAGAACTAAAGCTTCAATGTCCAATAAAAATGTCTGATGGAAGATCATTTACTGATTACCGTCCAAGATGCATGGTCAATTCTGAATTAATGACAGATGTATCAAATAATAACATGATTAAAAGTAGCTATGAAAGCAGAGTATTTTTACAAGAAAATGCCGAAAAATTAATGGAACGCAATAGATTAACATTTTTAGAACATCTTGCACCATGCGCACCTTGCAATAGACCATTTAATGAACCTGGTACTATGTATCCTGAAAGATATGTAGTAAAATGTACTCCTACAAGCTGTGAAAAGATTGAAGTTAACAAGTATGGTTTAGGAACAAGCACCAGAGTACATCTCTAATTTTTTATTAAATCATAAATAATTCTATATATACATTATAGAGATATAATAATGATTTTTGATGATCAACATATAAATTTAAAGGTAACTTTTTACAAAGATTATTCTAAAATAAAACTAACAGGAAATGTTAAGAATCCAGGTCAATATAAGAATATAGTAATTATGGCACCAAATCCTATTGATAGAATGTCAAATTATTCTGGTTCTGGACTACCATTTCCTAATAATGAAATAGCATTTCAAAATACACCAAATCGCGAAGATATAACTGATTCTGGTGTTATAAATACTGAATTTTACTATCCTAACAGTTTTTATATGCCCGATGGTATCAGTAAAATTGTATCTTCTGTATTTTTACAATTAATAAATAATGATGATGTGGTATCACATGTTTATTATAAATTACATGATATCAATGTATTAAGAACACTTGTTAATAGAGAGTCTAGAAAAGGTCCTGAGTTTTATGGTGCCAAAGATTATATCCTTCCAATAGCAACCTCAGAAAATGTAATGAAAGCATATTCCAGTGCTAAAATCGAGCACGATATCGCATAATCTATTCAAAAGTTAATTTTGTAAGACATCCCGCAGTATAGCTTAGTAATGATAATATTACAATTATAATTAAGTAAGCTAATTTCGCTGTTTTGAATACATCACAATATTCAGTAAAATATAAGTATATTTCAAATATTGAAATCTTAACTAACATTCCAAGTAATATTTCAAAACCCAAGAGATATCCAAACATAAAATTAATAACAATATGTGACATTAAATAAATTTTATTTTCAAATATATTATTATTGGGATTGGGATAAAAAAAATCATCAAAATAACTTATTCCATGTATACATCTTAAAAATGTAAATGTAAATGTTGATAATATAACAGCAGTCAAATACATGTAAAAATATATTATATTCATTTCTTTTCTATATATATAAAATTTTATATTTATTTTTGATAATACTTTTTTTTAGATATTTATCTACATTGCTATTTAAGTTTTTCTTTGAATAATAAAATAAAATACCTTTATTTAATACATCTTGTTTAAATGTCTCAAAATATGTTTTAACATCATTTGTTGTTATGTCTGTAAATAATTTATAGTATTCTTTATTAGTCAAAATTTTTTTATTAAAAAGAAAGTGAGTATTATAATCATTATTAAATGATGTTAAATTATGAAACTTTTTGTTTTCAAACTTAAATAGTTTGGTATTTTTAGCATCTTCCACATCTTGATTTGTTATTTTATAAGTTTTTAATATTTTAATAATTTCATTAATGAGTATCGGGTAATTTTTAGCTTCACATTGTGTATAAATATAATAATATGATGATCTTGCATTCATTATATCAATATTATATGACATACCAACATTATATATGATACCAAGATTAGTTCTAAGTATTTTATAAAATATACCAGTGTGAAAATTAAATAATATTGTACTTAATATATTAAGTATAATATTTTCCTTTGATAGATATTCTATTTTTTTACAAACATATAATCTGACTATCACATTATTATTATGTTTATTTTCAACATGTATCATTTTAAATTTATCTTTAT